ATGGACCCTGCCAGAAACTCCTGAGCAATTGGACAAGTTAAAAACACTCATGACCAAAGAACTCATTGTTGGTCCTGATGCTACCAATGCAACAGAACAACTGTACGACTTGGTAGGCGACGACATCTTGTTTGATCGTTTGAACGCTCTTGCTGATCAAGATCCCAGAGCTAATGCCTGGAACGACACAGAGGTCATGAACCGCTTGGCCGAACTGGGCATTGAATTGCCAGAACCTGTCGCACCGGGTAATCCTGCTGAACCACAAACAGGTGCAACTGCTCCTGTGGCAGCAGCCGTGCCACCTAACCCTGTTCCACAACAGCCTGTGGCAGAAGGTGACACACCAGCACAACCAGCAGTACAGGTTATTAACGACTTCAATGAAGTAGTTACAGAATTTAATAATGTACCAAAAGGATTTAGAGATAATTTACGTAGTAGTGAGTTTGATGCTGTTCAATGGCTCGCAGATATAATGAAAAAAGATCCTAATTTTGATATAACCACTATCGAAAAAATAGTTTTACGACCTGGTGTGTTTGGCCCAGATGAACATGTAATTGATGTCACAGAGTATTTAGATCACCTAGATGAAGGCGACAACCTTGCCACATTTGAAGATATCAACAGCCTACGCAACTTAGCCGGACTGCCAGTAACAGAAAGCCGATTGATGGATAGTGCAGGTGAAACATTACAACACATTCTGGGTCGTTTCAAACACGAAGTTAAAAACTTTGAAGACAACGGTGATCTTAATGATGAATTGTATCATGCCTTGTATGACTACTACAGTGACAATGGTGAAATGCCTTATGGTGTGGCCAAAGCACGTGATGGCGATCCTTACAACTGGATTAGCGATAAACTGGGACAAGAACTAGGCGTGAACGAAAACCTTATTGCTCCAATGGCCATGCCAGTGACCACAGAAGGTGCCAGTTGCAATATGACAGCCGAAGGCGAGTACTGCCCAGAACACGGCTTGGCCGAGTGCGGCAACTACGGCACATACGAAGGTGCAGATGATAGTACTATGAGCACTTTAGGAAAGTTAGCAGGAGCAGTAACTCCAAATCCCAAAGACTTTGTACAAGGTTTTAAGAAAACATTTGAAGACAACGAAATTGTAAAGAACTCAAAGAAACTCACTGATGGCTGGAAGGGCACCTTGGCAGGCAGTGCTGCCGGAGGCATTGCAGGTGACATGGCTGGACAAGCCCTGGGCCCAGCAGCCGGTGCGGCCATAGGTGGAGCCGTTGGCGGAGTTCCTGGAGCCATTGCTGGTGGAGCAATGGGTGCCTTGGCTGGCGGACCAGTTGGCGGTGCCATTGGTGGCCTAGCAGGTGGCAAAATTGGTGACAAACTGGGTGGTCCAGAAGAAACCGACGAAGACTCTTCTACTGGTGCAGTAGTCAAAGGTGCAATGAAGGCAGCCACACAAGGTCTCGGTGATCTAGTGAGTGGCAGCGGAAAAGAAGTTGCTAAGAATTTGATTCACATGGAATCCAACTCAGACTCTGCACTTTTGGCAAGAATAAAAACATTGGCTTTGCTCAAATGAGATAAATAAAACAAACAAAGAAGTGTGTGTTGTAGCACACACTTCCGTAAGCAACAAATTAGGCAGAAAGATAGGCAACGAATGAAACCATATACATATCTCATTGGCTGGCCCGACCAAGACAAATGGTACTACGGAGTCAGATACGCAAAAGGGTGTGATCCTACAGATCTCTGGAACCCTTATACCACTTCAAGTAATCATGTAAAACAATTTGTGCAACAGCACGGTGTTCCATCTGTGAGAACAATTCGCCGTACATTCAACAGCATTACCGAAGCACGAGTCTGGGAAGAACGTGTGCTCAAACGTATGCACGTGGTTGAGGATAGCAAGTGGTTGAACAAACACGATAGTATGGCACCACCAATAAACCCACTGGGTAACATTGCCATGCGTAAGCCTGAGAACCGAGCAAAAGCAAAATTAAATAATAGCGGATCCGGTAATCCTATGTTTGGCAAAAAGCAAAAACAAATAACTTGCCAACATTGTAAAACCACAGTGGGTGCCAATACCTATGCTCGCTGGCATGGTGATAATTGTCCAACAATAAATCCAACTGCCTTCAGACCAGTTGGCAAGAATAATCCGTTTTTTGGAAAGCAACATATCAATGTTGAACAAAAAATCTGTCCGCACTGTAATCTAAAACTTGATTTTAGAAACTATGCCAGGTATCATGGCAGCAAATGTAAAAGCAATTTAACCAATTCCGTAGGAAACACAGACAAGGCTGTGTATAATAACCTTGTAGGCAACACATTTAAGTAAATCTTAAATTTTTAAATCATATTACATCTTTAGAAAGGCAACATAATATGGCATCATTAGCAGAAATTCGCCAGCGTTTACAAGCGGCAGAAAACAAACAAGGCGGAGGAAACTCATTTGGTGGAGACAACTCCATTTATCCTCACTGGAATCTTGAAGAAGGACAATCCTGTACTTTGAGATTTTTGCCAGACGCAAACACAAAAAACACATTCTTTTGGCAAGAACGAGCAATGATTCGTTTGCCGTTCAACGGCGTCAAAGGAGAGATGGAATCCAAGCAAGTTATGGTACAAGTACCTTGCGTGGAAATGTGGGGTGAGGCATGCCCAATCTTGGCAGAAGTACGCACATGGTTCAAGGACAAGAGCCTTGAAGACATGGGTCGCAAGTACTGGAAGAAACGCTCATACATCTTCCAAGGCTTTGTGCGTGAAAACCCCTTGAGCGATGACAAGTCACCTGAGAATCCAATCCGCAGATTCATCATTGGTCCACAAATCTTCACAACCATTAAGGGTGCGTTGATGGATCCTGAACTGGAAGAATTGCCAACAGACTACCTGCGTGGTCTGGACTTCCGTATTAGCAAAGGTGCCAAAGGCGGCTTTGCTGACTACAATGGATCAAAGTGGGCTCGTAAAGAGTCAGCACTCACAGAAGCAGAACAAGCCGCAGTTGATGCACATGGTTTGTTTGACTTGAGCACATTCTTGCCCAAGAAACCAACTGATGTTGAGTTGAAGGTGATCAAAGAGATGTTCGAAGCAAGTGTTGATGGTCAACCATATGACACCGAGCGTTGGGGTCAATACTTCCGTCCTGCTGGTGTACAAGCACCTGCTGGATCGGCTGCTCCAGCACCTGCGGCAGATGAGGACACACCTGCCCCAGTGGCCAAGCCCACACTCAAAGTGTCTGCACCAGTCAGCGACTTTGATGATGAAGAAGCGCCAGTTGCTTCAGCACCAGTGGCCGGCACAAAGCCAGCACAAAAGGCTGAAGATATCTTGGCCATGATTCGCGCTAGACAGCAAAAGTAATCAAACAAGGCCCGCGGGCCTTGTTTTTATTGTATGCCAAGACTGCGCTGGACCCAAACTCATGATGCGATAGAACTTGCGGTCGTCGATCACGATGTGTATGAATATTTTTTAGAGCAACTGAATTCTCATGCTCTTAATCAATACACAGTGTCAGACCTAGGGTATGCCTCTCTGAGTCAAGAATTACAACAACGTTTCTCCCGCATACAATCTTTTGTTCAAAGTCGTTTGAATCTAACAGATTTTGATATAGAGTTTGATCCCGGCAACCAAAATGATCTCAATCATTTACATAGACTGTGGGTCAAACTTCATCAGCGTTTTCCTAATATTTCCACAGTGGCCAATCGTGTGTTACCGGGGGATTTGGCAGCAATCAATAAATTGATACATGCCATTGAAGAATCCACTTTGAGTTTTGAAGCAGTTTCCCTTGACCCTGATTGTAAAATGCCCAATCATTTTGGTACAAAAGTTTTGAAATTTGGCTTTTACAATATATCTATTGCCTACAACAATCTTGGTAGATCAACTTGGCAAAAATGGCAAAACAACGACACAACGATAGACGCTGATCTGAATAATTTTTCAGAACTATATACAACATTACGATTGAATGTGGCAAGAACTGAAACTAGATCAGCACCACCAGAATATCAAACCTGGTGCGACCAACATGGTTTACCTTGTGTGGGTAACCGGATGCCTCTGGCAAACTTTGACAAACTAGATGAAAATATGTTACAATACAGGCAATTGTTCTATAAGAATTCACTAGTAGAAAATAATTTTATTACATTGGAGTAACACATGGGAAAACCATTTGACGTAAGCAAATTCCGTAAGGAAATCACTAAGAGCATTGATGGCCTTAGTATTGGATTTAACGATCCAACAGACTGGATCTCCACAGGCAACTATGCCTTGAACTATCTCATTTCAGGAGACTTCAATCGAGGCATTCCTTTGGGCAAGGTCACTGTGTTTGCCGGAGACTCTGGTGCAGGTAAAAGTTACATTTGCTCTGGCAACATTGTTAAGAATGCACAGGAGCAAGGCATCTTTGTTGTGTTGATTGACAGTGAAAACGCTCTTGACGAAGACTGGCTCAAGGCACTTGGTGTTGATACCTCAGAAAGCAAACTACTCAAACTCAGTATGGCCATGATCGACGATGTGGCCAAGACCATCAGCACATTCATGAGCGACTACAAGGCCCTGGCCGAAGGCGAACGTCCCAAGGTCATGTTTGTGATTGACTCATTGGGCATGTTGCTCACACCCACAGACGTGAACCAGTTTGATGCAGGTGAAATGAAAGGTGACCTGGGTCGCAAGCCCAAGGCACTCACAGCACTGGTGCGTAACTGTGTGAACATGTTTGGCAGTTACAATGTGGGCTTGGTGTGTACCAATCACACATACGCAAGTCAGGACATGTTTGACCCAGATGATAAAATTAGTGGCGGACAAGGTTTCATTTACGCTAGTTCAATTGTGGTTGCTATGAAGAAAATGAAACTCAAAGAGGACGAAGACGGCAACAAAGTAACTGAAGTAAACGGTATTCGTGCCGGTTGTAAAGTGATGAAAACACGCTATGCCAAACCCTTTGAAGGTGTGCAGGTCAAGATTCCATACACAACAGGCATGAGTCCTTACTCGGGCCTTGTGGACTTGATTGAAAAGAAAGAAATGCTCAAGCGCGAAGGCAACAGCCTGGTGTTTACCACAAGCGAAGGCGAAGTTATCAAGAAGTTCCGTAAGGCCTGGGAAAAGAACGATGACTCGTGCCTGGACCGAGTCATGGCAGACTTTGGAAATCAAAAAGCCGAGGTAAGTACTCAGGAGGAAACAGCAGATGAGTGAAGCAATAGCCAGTGAAATTTGGGGAGAACTCAAGCGTTTTGTGAACACAGTGGACCGTGCCGAAGCCGCTGAAACTGTGATACAAATCTTAATGGACAATGACTCGGACGTGGAAGATATTCGTGCGGCTTTCAAAGGCGATTCTGATATCAAACGTGCGCTGACTGCATATCTTGACAACGACAAGGATTATGCTGAGGAAGAAGACGAAGAAGACGAGTTTGAAGAGGAAGAAGACGAAGACTGGGAAAATTGATGGCGGATCGGTTTTTTCCAATTCGTACAGATACCGCTTGTCAACTCAAGTGGACCTGGAGCACTATACAACTGTACAGTGGCAAAACCAATTCGTGCCACAGAGTTGATACCACAGTGGTTGATCCTGACGATTTTGATAATTTTCACAATACAGAAAAAAAACTTCAAGATCGCACAGCAATGTTAGGTGGTCAGTGGCCAAAGGGCGGGTGTGAGTACTGTCAAAATATTGAAAATTCAAACGGACAAAGTGATCGTCAATTTCATCTACAAATTCCAAATTTGGCACCACCAGAACTGGAGCAAGACCCCACAGCGATTCATGTGACTCCAAGAATTCTTGAAGTGTATTTGGACAACACATGCAACATGAGTTGTATCTATTGTTGGGATGGATTCAGCAGTCGAATACAACAAGAAAATATAAAGTTTGGAGATTTTGCATCCAATGGCATTGAAATCAAAAATGCCGGTATCAAGCACCCTAGGCATGCTGAATTGTCAAGTGCTTTTTGGCTGTGGATGGAAAAAAACTTTTTGACTTTGCGACGGTTTCATTTGTTGGGCGGAGAACCCTTTTTCCAATCGCAGTTTTTAACCTGTTTGGAATTTTTAGAAACACACAAAAATCCAGATCTTGAACTCAATATAGTTTCAAATTTAAAAGTGCCACTGAATAAATTGCAAAATTTTATTGAGCGTATCAAAAGACTGGTTGCGACTCGACGCATCAAGAGATTTGATCTTACCTGTAGTGTGGATTGCTGGGGGCAGGAACAAGAATACATACGGCATGGCATGGACCTAGATGCTTGGACTAAAAATTTTGAGTACCTGGTAAAAGAAAAGTGGTTGGTGCTTAACATCAATCAAACCATAACAGGCCTGGGCATAAAATCCATTCCGCAATTGTTGGAGTATGTGTATCAGTTCAAAGCCACAAGAACTGTTGGGCATTATTTCATGGCATGTGTGAATAGATCACACCTGTATCCGGGCATATTTGGCTCTGGATTTTTTGATCAAGATTTTGAACGCATATTGTCAATCATGCCCACAGATACCTGGCAGGGGCAAAAAGCACATGGTATGATGCAAGGATTACAACTGGAATTCAATGGCCATCAGCGAAACAATCAAGAATTACTAAAACTAAAAACATTTCTGGACGAGATTGATCGCCGAAGAAATTTAGATTGGAAAAAAACATTTCCATGGTTGCACAAGGAATTAGAACATGTGGTATAGTCGTGTAGTCGCCAGTTTAGATGCCCTCCCAGACTTTATCAATCACTACGAGCGTGAACTTGCGGATGCCAAACGGGATTGTAAAATCTCGGGCATAGTAGAAAAAAATATCACAGCCTTGCCCGGCATCACTGAACATAGATTTAATCAGTTGCAAGAAATTGAAGCGGTACTAAACTATCTCAACATTCAACTGCGTAAAATCCGTAGAAAACATTTTCAAAAGTATCTAGAAGGCTATGCTCGTGCTCTAACATCAAGAGATGCCGAAAAGTATGTGGATGGCGAGGACGAAGTTATCGACTACGAAACCATCATAAACGAAGTGGCATACCTACGCAATCGGTGGTTGGGAATCCTCAAAGGACTCGATACCAAACAGTGGCAGATGGGTCATGTGGTACGTCTAAGAACTGCAGGTATGGAAGACATCCAGGTGTAAATACCTGCATGAAAATCGTCATAGTAACCGGTGGCTTTGATCCACTACATTCCGGACATATATCTTATCTCAATCATGCAGATCACCTGGGTGATCATGTGGTAGTAGGCCTGAACTCAGACGAGTGGCTCACACGTAAAAAAGGTCGCCCGTTCATGCCCTGGCGCGAACGCATGATAGTGTTGGGCAACTTGCACATGGTTGACGAAGTGATTGCATTTGACGACAATGACGGCACAGCCTGCGATGCTATTCGTCAAGTTCAGGCAAAATATCCCAATGATGAAATCATCTTTGCCAACGGCGGAGATAGAACACCAGAAAACATTCCCGAACAGGTGTTTGATGATGTAGAGTTTGTGTTTGGAGTTGGGGGAGACAACAAAGCCAATTCCAGTTCATGGATACTAGAAGAATGGAAAAGTCCAAAAACAACTCGAGCCTGGGGGTACTATCGTGTGCTACATGAAGTGGGCAATCATGTCAAACTCAAAGAACTTACTGTGGTACCAAAAACATGCCTTAGTATGCAACGCCATGAAAAACGTGCAGAGTTTTGGTTTGTGGCCGAAGGTGAGGCCACGGTATACACTGTGGATCCGCACTCAACTGATCGTGACTTGATGGCAAGCCCTGCCAAGCATCAGTCAACCTGGATCAAATTGAATGAGTGGCATCAACTTTGCAACGAAACTGATCAGCCACTCAAGTTGATTGAAATACAATACGGCGAGGATTGTGTGGAAGAGGACATTGAACGCAGATGAAAGACATCATACCAATCTTCATTGGCTACGATCCGCGCGAAGCCATAGCATATCATACCTGTGTCAACTCAATCATTAGACACGCAAGTCGTCCTGTGAGTATTGTACCTGTGGCCCTGAACCTGTTCCGGGACTACAGCGAAACACACACTGATGGTAGCAATCACTTTATCTACACTCGTTTCCTGGTACCATATCTCATGGGATTTTCGGGTTCGGCTATTTTTATCGACGGTGACATGATTGTGCGTGGCGATATTGTAGAACTTTGGGAGTTGAGAAACCCTTACATGGATGTGCAAGTGGTCAAGCATGACTACAAAACTCGCATGCCTGTGAAATACCTTGGATCACCAAACGAAGACTATCCTAGAAAAAATTGGTCAAGTGTTATCTTGTGGAATTGTGGCAGTTTTCCCAACCGCAAACTCATGCCCGACTTTGTGCAAAGATCTACAGGTGCAGAACTGCACCGCTTCTCGTGGTTAGACGATGCTCGCATAGGTGAATTGCCACCGGAGTGGAACTGGTTGCCCGATGAATACGGTGCCAATCCAGCGGCCAAGTTATTGCATTACACTCTGGGCACTCCGTGCTTTCATGAATTTGCCGACACTCCCATGGCGGACGAATGGCACAGAGAACGCATACTAACTGAATACTGCCAGCAAAGGTCAATAGAATGATCTGGGAACAGGAAGACGAATCGTCATATATCCCGCCTCCTCCACCCGAACCCGCACCGCTGCCAGACCCACATGTGTTGGATCAAGTGGTGCCGGAAATACGAGAAATATTTGATAACATATTAAAATATCGAGTGGACCCGTCTGGATCTACATACGGTGTCACACTACAAACGTTGGGCAAACAACTGGCGGCACTACCGGTCAACAACATAGTGAGCACCGACAGCGAATACAGATACGAAAGAAAAGGACACATGTACGATCCCATACTACAAAGTTTTGTACAAGGCTGCGGCGGTCAGATCAGTACCTGGAGCAAACAAGAAGCCTCCATGACACCTGTGGTCTTGCGTGGCATCACCAAACGCAAACAAATGGAGGCCTGCAGAGCAGTTGGCAGAGATTTCTATTACATTGACACAGGCTATTTCGGCAATGGCAAGAAAAAACTGTACCACCGCATTACTAGAAATGATGTACAATGGTTTGGTGATATTGTAGAACGCCCTTGGGACCGACTAGAAAAAACCAATGCAAGACCAAGAAAAATGCGACCTGGCACAAACATTCTCTTGGCACCGCCAAGTCAAAAGTTATTGAACAATTACGATATCATACTTGACGATTGGTTAGAGACTGTACAAGCGGAAATCAAAAAGTACTCTGACCGACCCATTGTGATCCGAACCAAACAAGGCCGTAGTGCCAGAGTCAATGATGACACCATGGAAATGGCTCTGGATCGTGATGTACATTGTTTGATCACATTTTCCAGTATTGCCGCAGGTGAAGCCCTGTTACACGGCAAACCTGCTATCACACTGGGACCAAATGCGGCTGCGCCGTTGTGTAGTCAAAGTCTTAGTGAAATAGAAAACCCGTTTAGGCCCAGTCTAGAAGAAGTGGAAGCCTGGGCACGACACATTGCATATTGTCAATTTACAGAAGTGGAAATGCGCGACGGTACTGCTTGGCGCATACTCAACGATGCTTGATTGTGTTGTTTATGTTTCCAGTGTGGCCAATGTTAAAAAGCATACTCGTAAAACCCAATGCTTAGAAAGTTTTGCCACAGGTGTTGCGGCATCAGGCGGACGAGTACGTGTTGAACACGATTATGTTTACACGCCCAGTCGCCTGGCGGTGATGCTGGGATGGGCAACAACCAACACCGGTGGCCGTAATATTGCCTTGCGCAAACAAATTATAGCAGAGCAACGTCGCCGTGGGCTGGATACCATGTGTATTGATGCCAGTTGCTGGAAGTATACGGACGAAGGCAGTAGATATCTGCGCTACAGTTTGAATGGACCGTTTTATGATCGTGCTGAGTATGCCAATCACAACAGCGATTCAAGCAAATGGGATGAAATTCGACAAGCATTACACATCGAATTAAAATCTCCACAATCAAATTCTCAGGGTCACATATTGATCTGCATGCAACGTGATGGCGGCTTTGCTATGAAAACATTGGATCCCATGGAATGGCTCAATGGAAAAATTAAGCAAATTCGACAACACACTCAACGCCAGATCATGATACGGCCTCACCCAGGTGATTATAGACCGGATGATTTTCACAAATGGCACAAAAGACAAAACAACGATATTACCAGCATTGTGGTATCTGATCCTGCAAACACTCAGTTGACAGACAATTTAACTGGTGCTCATGCCGCAGTGTTCTTCAACAGCAGTGCTAGTGTAGCGGCTGTGTGTGCTGGCATACCTGTGTTTGCGGATGATGTGAGTTGTGTAGCCTGGGCGGTAGCCAATCAAGATATTGCTCAAATTGAATCACCTGCTGTATTCGCACGGGAACAATGGTTGTATGATTTGGCCGCCGCACATTGGTCAGATGCAGATGCACAAGCAGGACGTATCTGGCAAAAGTTTCAGCCTTATTTGTCTAATGCCGGTTAACATATTCTTCTATTGGCCGTACAATTGATTCAATCATGCTTTGTTGAATTGTTGATATGTTGTAAAATAAATCTAGATTGTGTTTTATTTTTTCTTGGGTCAATGTATTGTACGGAATCTTTTCAAAGTTCTTGATATTGTCGATAATAATCTTTAACTTTTTGTCAAGATCCAATTCAAGATCGTAACTTTCGTCAAACAAGTTATCGTAAGTTTCAAAGCCTTGAGATCGTAGATATTTTAATATGCCCGGAGCACCTATTACCATAAACGGGTGTTGGTATGCGATAGGCTTGTAAGTTTTTTCAGTTACAAAAGGCACTAGATCCCCCCTCCAGGATGTAACTGATTCTACTACTACACTAAAACACGTATCGTCGTACCACATGGGATTTTGGTGCCTGGTGTCCCACCGCTTGGCACCTGCAACCTCTGCAGGCTCCCCAGGCAACACTTTGTTACGCCTTACATAACTCCAATACGCATCTTCAAGGTATGGGTCCAATGCCTTGACCACATGATCTCTAGGTTTGGTTTTTCTGCCAATTGGCATGAGAAATTTGCGACTGTAGTTTCTGTTGGGAACGTAGTTGTGCCGTTGGTTGCGTTGATTGTCAAAATATTCATTGTACCACAAGAAGTTAGGCACAAATATAGCATTAGGTATTTCTTTTTCAGAGTAATTGCCATACATGATCACATGCCCTGGTTCTAGTAATTGATAAACTTGATCCCAGTTTGGCATCATTGCTTCTCTGCACAGATCTACAATTACTCGTTTATCTCGAAACGTTTGTCTTATCTGTGGGTCAAGATATGCATGAGCCATGATTAAAAACACAGTGTCTAGGTCATAGGTTTTACTACTATCAAAAAACTCAAACTCAAGATGTTCTTTGAGGAGGTCAACAAAATATTTTGTAGAAGCAAAAGACAAGGATCGGTACGGATGAATCTCATTGTGAGTTTGCCGACCAACCAGTATTAATTTGATCAAGATTTAGCCTCCACCACAACGTCATAGTTGTGGCCCACAACGTCGGGCCACTTTTGACTTTTGTCAAGTACAGAAATCGCTTCTGACACAATGGTAATATCCATATTGGCCATCAGTTGTTCTCGCCACCATGCCGGTGACTCTACAATCAAGTGAGCATTTCGACCATCGGGTAAATGTTTCTTTGCGGGATAACATGCAATTTTGAACCAACCGGCAACAATCATTTTGTCGCTGATCATGCGTAGCGTTTCTGCCAAGTGATTGGGTTCAATATGTTCAAACACGTCTGCACTGACTACAGCATCAAAAGATCGTTTGGGAACTCGATTATGGTCAGGATTTCCTGGGTCATAACCTTCCACACGCATGTTGGGGTATGTTTCCTGTATGCTGGCCATTAGCGCACCGTGTCCACAACCAAAATCCAACACACTAGTGGGTTGATATTTTTCCAAGAATGGTTGTATACTGCCAAAAGTCTTACTACCTCTAACAAATTGTCCCTTACTGTGCATTGTGGCCAACTGCTCTTGATATTTGGGATCTATAATCATCTGTGGTTTACCTCTATGTATTCGTACTTGCCGTCAAATGTGTCAGGAACATCTTTCCACACACCGCTCAGTTGATCATCTAACCAGGTATCATAGTAAGGACGATCTTTCCACCACCAAAACAAATCACTAGACGTCCAATCTTGATAGTAACTACGAAAGAACTCGCGTGTTCTTGGTTGAGCAAAATGAGCAGGATCATACATGCTCTTTTTGCCCTTGGCCTCACGTTGAAAGTTCACGCCAACAAAGCAAAACTTTTCAGAATAAGATTCCAGGCGCTCACGCACCCAAGTCATGTCTGCGTCAGGTATGCTGTTTAGAACCTGTGTGCATATCACGCCGTCAAACTTTGTACCTGGGGGTGGCAGTTGTTCAAATCCTGCAACACAAGGATCGTAACAATATACAGTGACACCAAGATACTGGTCAAATGTTTGCCATTCTTCTTGGGGTAATTCGTGCCCTGCACCACCGCCATATGGCAGTTTTTCTTTGTATTGAAGACCCTTGCCACACCCGTAGTCTAGTATAGTTTTTGCACCATATCGATCCACAAGATCCTTGATACACTTTTGATATTTCACAACGTCATATCCGGCCCAACTCTTGTTGTTTTCCTGGAATTCACGTCCTAGTCTAACTGATTCGTTATAATACGCACTGGTCATAGTAACTTTATCTCTACTGTGGCACGTTTTTTACCACCCGCATTAGACACAACATTCACAATCTCAAATCCATCTACACCAATAAAATTTGTTGCAGTACCTTTGCATCTAATATCTAGTATGATTCTAGTGTTCTCATGTGAGTGTCGCTTCATGAGATCTATATAGGTCTTTACAGGATAGTGGTGCCCACAACTGAGCCATGACGTGATAAGATCAAATTTAACATCGCCGGGTATGTTGATATTGTTGGCATCTATTAAGTGATAGTTTTGTGTACCTAGTTCTTGAAGTTTTGAATTTAAAAAATCAAATGTGTGGTAAAACTTTAATTGACCAGGATCGGTATTCCAGTTACCATAACTAGCAGTTTCGGGTTTGTTAGAGTTGGTATTAGCATCACCATCCAGCAACCAAAGTTCTGTGCCATACTTTTCATTGAACCATCGACTTTGCCAGGCAAAGCCGCAGCCGATGTCTAACAATTTTCCCACTGGTTGATTGAGATAAGCATCTACTGTTTCGAAAGTTGCTCGATACTTGGCAATATATCTATCCTTGGTCCATTTAACAGCCCAGGTCGCAGAATCTTCAGCACCCTTATCAATGTTGTCAGTTGTGTCTAGTTCCATCCCATAATCCAGTCATCACGCACTTGATCCAGCCGGACCATACCCCAATCTTCCAGCAACCCAACAGCCGCAAACTGTCCGTATTGTTTGCTGTAAGCATCGTGTGGTTTTTGCTCTATTACCACAACGGGTCTACATCGTCGAATAGTTTGTTCAGCACCTTGCAGTATGCGATACTCATAACCTTCACAGTCAATCTTCATATAACTTATGTCGTGAAAGTTTAAGTTGTCAAGACGAACAACTTGTACATCACCGGTGCCCATAGAAGCAGGGTCAAGATGGCTGTGTCCTGAATTGTCTTCGGTAATGATCATTGTGCCCCGAGTATCCTGATCGCCTAGGGCAATGGGACGTACTTCAAAGTTATCGCCAGTTACATTGCGTTCCAGGCATTCTCTAAATATACCAACAGGTTCAAATGCTATCACACGGCCAAAACTTTTCACAAGATCACGGCTCCATAATCCCACGTTGGCACCAATGTCCAATGCCACATCTCGTTTTTTACATAACTCAATACTGCGACGTCGTACAGCAATTTGATATTCGGGTGGCAAGCCTTTGTCCACGCTTTTCTTAATCATCCGTGGCAAGTGTGTTTCGAAGTCAGGAAATTGCCATCCATAGTGTTCACGCATTAGGAGTCTCCTTGAGTATTGCGGCAGCGGTGCCATTGGCCAGTTCTGTAGTATGAAACTGTCCATACGCCAAGTGGCAAGCCCACTTATATACCTGATCGCTGTCCGGGAACCAGGGTGTTTCTATTGTGCTTAAATCTCTATTGCTCACAGGCCGTGCGGCATTGGCAGGTGCTGTAACAAATACGGGCACACCGGCCAGCACTGCTTCTGTAGCGGCTGTTGAATTGAATGTGACTATGGCATGCACATCGTTCAACCACTCTTCGGGTCGTTGTGTTTTGCGATCCCATCTTGATGCAGGACGTTCTCGCATACGTATGGGACGATCAGTATATTGCCGGATAGTATCCGTTGTGGTTTTCAACCATTCGTCTAGAGTAATGCCATAAAATGCACAAGGCTTTTCGTCAGGTGCAACTACAAGTATGTCTCTGCAGTGATTCTGTCGGGGTCTGATCCGTATGTTTAATCTTTGCAATCTATCTGCCGGACGATCAATCACAGCACCATGTTGTAGATCGTTTGGTACAATCCTATGATAAAACTTCCAACCATTGGGATTGGCCATGCTGGGTCTGTTGCCTAGATAACCAGAGTCCATGTAATAAAACGGTCTTTGATCCGTCCAACAACGCTTGATTATCTTGTGTTTCATTATACCACGTAGCACTAACGGAGCATCGCTGTCTTCATAATTCCATGTTTCCAAACAAGTGGGCACAGTTTGTGACCCAGCCGCAAACATTTCAATGTATTCGTCGGCGTTGTTTTTGTTCAAGAATATCCAGGTCATTGCCAATACGCTTCAGTACGCGGAACTTTTAGATCTGCTCGCTTGCTACGTTTTAAATCTTTACGAGCACCTTTGAGGTGATCCAAGTACGCACCCCATTCTGAATTGATCAAGGGATGACCTTCGCCAGTGATCAAATGCCCTGACCAATCTAATTCATTTAACGCACATTGTTTTCGTACATCATCAAACACATAACTATCGTGCCACTCTTTGAGTGTAAATATTCCCTGTTCAGCATCGTCGTACATGCGTTGAAACTTTTGCAAGAAAGTTTTCACAGTAGGACGATCAAGATTCATTGCATACAAACCACATTCAGAGTACTTGCCTTGCCGTCCCAAAAAGCACAAGTCTCGATCTGACGGACACATGCGTTCTAGGTCTGCTAAGGTAATGACACTATGACACACAGTATCGCCATCCATCCATATCAACCAATCAGTTGCGATAGATCTCGCACAGTGGAATATACTGTAGACTTTGTGAGCAAAACGCACAGCGTCCCATTTGAATCCTTTACCGGAATCTTTTCTTTTGCTACGAACAGGGTCGCTACTGACGTCTCCGTTGGCCCGTGGTACGCCTGCCCAGGCAGTTTTGAATGTGGTCAATGCATCTGCTACAGCAATATCATGTACCACAAGATTAGGCGCTGTTTCAGATATCGAACAACCTTCTGCGTAGACCACAAGCGTGACTTCCGTAGGCCAGTTTTGCAAAAAAGTTCTTATCATGCGCTGGCCATATTGTTTATAACCGGCCGCGTTAAAGGTGGTAATTACTGTGTACTTCATCAAAAATTACTTATGATCAAAAACGTAGCCTATTATCCTTTGCAATGTGCAAAAAATGCACAACCTGTCATGAGTGCAGTACTGGATAGTTTGCGGGCGCACGGCATTGAACCACAAGAAAACTCCATGACATCGGACGCGGCCGTCATTTGGTCAGTGCTGTGGGCAGGTCGCATGGCCGCCAACCAAGCGGTGTACCAACACTATAGATCTCAAGGACGACCGGTGATCATTATTGAAATTGGCACATTACATCGGGGCCGCACCTGGAAAGTGGCAGTAAACAACATCACCTATGACGGGTATTATGGTAATCGCGACAATTTGAATTGGGATAGGCCCACAAAACTACAGATCAGTTTGGCCACACAATACAATTCCAAACCCCATGTGGTTGTTGCTTTGCAACACGATCGCAGTTTGCAAGTATCCGGAATCAACATGATAGATTGGTTACACAGTACCCTGAGCATACTCAAAAACTCAACCGACCGTCCTATTATAGTGCGCCCACATCCACGATGCAAATTGGCATTGAACAACTTGCCCGCAGGGGTTGTTGCACAAACTCCAAACGGCTTGCCCAACACCTATGACAGTTTTGACATGCTGTACGATTGCCATGCCGTGGTAAACATCAATTCAGGCCCGGGAACACAAGCGGCCATAGCCGGTGTGAGACCCATAGTGACACCAAGCAGTTTGGCCTATCCTGTGGGCATGAGTTTTGGGGACATTGAGCGACCTTATGCAAAAGATCGACAGTTATGGCTCACGCAAATTTGTCACACAGAATACACATTGGATGAACTACGCCAAGGAATCTGGATAAATCGTATTGCGCCAGCATTAGAATAAATACTCGAAAGGAACTTGATCCATGACCAACAGAAACCTAAAATTTTATGGCATTGCGTACGGTGATACACCAGTCTCACTTGACGTCATTATTGACGGACAACAAGTGTTTTCAAACACAGTTAGCACCACGCCCGGTGACCTACCTTTAGATGTCAACAGCATTGTGTGTGATCAGGTGTTGTTTGAAGTTGATGGTACTGAACTATTCCCCATCACATTCAGCGGTAGTCTTGATCATTCAATCACAGTCACCGGCGGCAGCGGTGTATTGCTTGGCCCAGTGTTGTCCAATTACATGAATTTTTATTTGGGAAATACTGTGCTGTCAGGCACGGCCACTAGTTTTGTGAGTGTGTACAGTGGAACTCCTGCCAATTCTGAAAACACACCAGACGTGCGTAGCAATGTTTATATCAATGGTGTGCAACAGGTTCCACCCTGTGAGATCAGTCAGGGCACTTGGACCTGGCAGGTACCAGCCTCCAGCAATCTTTCTTGCCATTTAAATATTGCTCTGGGCAATGTGGCAGCTTAACAAACACACCCACAATCATGAATGTCTGGCTTGACCATTACAGACGAATTTATTACCCTTTGCTCAACATCCAATTTGATGGAGTTCAGGGTGTGCTTGCCGACGGCTTTTACAACCGAGCAGTGGGCTTTGATGTTATCTTTAGACTGTTGTTGAATCAAAAACAAAGCAACTTCAACATTGTGGAAACAGGCACACTGAGAACACCGGGCAACTGGATGGACGGACAAAGTGCCAGATTGTTCACAGAGTTTGTGGATCTTTATGGTGGGCAAATGCGCAGTGTGGACATAGATTCAGTGGCCTGTGAAGCCGCACGTAATACCATCACCAGCAATCGATTCTCGGTGGTAAACAGTGACTCGGTGACCTGGCTGGAAACCCTGACTGATCTAGACCAGGTTGATTTATTTTATCTGGACAGTTGGGACGTGGACTGGAACAATGACACTGCCAGCGCCCAGCATCATTTGAAAGAATTCCTGGTGATTGAGCCGCATATTCGCCCTGGCACAGTAGTGGTCATAGATGACAATTCACGCTGGGTCAACAACAGTCAGCGCACTGGAAAAGGCCGCAGAGTGGTTGAGCATTTGGAAAGTCAAGGTCATTTGCCCATTCTAGACGAATATCAAATCATTTTTCAATTCTGATGTCAAAAAAGAATCCAGGACGCATTGACTGCGCCTGCGTCATACATGGATCGGGCTATGACTGGTCTTATGTGGAACGACTTTACAACATGCTGTGCCGAAATCTGCATGCAGAAGTTCGCTTGCATGTGTACACAGAACACGATAGATCAGTGCCTCCACACATGGTCAAACACATCTTGACAGACTGGGGCATTGCAGGGCCCAAACGTTCATGGTGGTACAAAATGCAATTGTTCAATCCTGAACATTTTGCCGGCAATCTCTTGTACTTTGATCTAGATGTGGTGATTGTGAATCAACTGGACTGGATTCCCGAACTCAGCACCGATTATCTCTGGACCATCAGAGACTTTAGATACCTACAGCGACGTGACACTGTGACCATGAATTCCAGCATGCTGTGGTTCAATGTTGACCGATTCAGTTGGATATGGCACAAATTTAGTCAAGCAGATTTCACGGCCACAATCAAGAGTTATCCTGGAGATCAGGATTACCTGGGTGCAGTACTGGATGTAAATCAACGACGTTTTGCAGAAGACTTTAGATTTGAAAGTTTCCGTTGGCAGTGCCTGGATGGCGGCTATGACTTTGCCAAAAGAAAACACCTCCGGCCGGGCACCGGCGTTTGCATACAACCCTCAACCAGTGTGGTGGTGTTTCACGGCAACCCCAAACCTGCGCAGGTACAGGATCCTGTAATACAAAGTCTGTGGCAGTAGAAAAGTAGTACTAGAGTAGTACTTGACCACAAATTCCCATTTTGCTATAATAATCACATACAAAGCAAAAAGGAGTTGCTGTGGGATACCGAATTATTGCAGACAAGTTTGAAACAGACATGATGCGCCAAAAGTATGGCCCACGCAAAGGCCTTGAAGGCCCGTTCAAGTATGCGTCAGGACGAGTGCTGTATTACGATCCCCAGGAAGGTCGTTACTATGACCCCACCACAGACTTCTATCTCAGCCACGAGGAAATGGACGCTGAACACGGAATTCTTGTTCAGCGTTTAGTTGATTTCCAAAGGTAATACTTTCTGTGTACTTGACCACAAATTCGTCTTTTGCTATAATAAACACATAAAGAAACAAAGGAAACATATGAATCTAAAACTCAAAGCCCTATTACAGACAGCAGGAATTCTTGTTGTAACTTCCACCATTGCAGTTGGTATACAACTTTTGTTTACAACTTTAACTGCAAAAGAATTGACCAATATCCTTGCAGTAGGAAGTATTACATTTTTGATATATTGCATGTATCAAGTAGTCTTAAGTCGCTTGGAATACGAGCAAAAAGTTGACGAAATCGCCAAAAAGTAATACTTTTTGTGTACTTGACCAATAAATCAACATTTGCTATAATATAGACATAGACAGTTAGATAAACCCGCACACAAAAGGAGCCAACCATGAGTGCAATTCGCGTAGTAAAAGGTTCGTATCGCAACCGTCCCGTCCGTGATCAAGAATTTGTTCTTGTGAGCGGTTTTCAAACTGGTGCAAAAGGTAACTATGTTACAGTCAAAAACGACGGCACCTTCCCGAACTGCCCTGATACGATCCGTATCAGTGTAGACAACATCGCTGACATAGAGTATACTACAGGTATGACAAAAGACAATACAGTACATTTTGAAAAATCAGTTCTTGTGACCGAAAGCGACGAGGATGCAATGAACCGTATCCGCGAGCGTTTTGACATTCTTACAGAAATGACCAAGGCCACTGTGAGCGGTGACATCCGTGCCATGATTGTCAGCGGCCCTCCGGGTGTTGGCAAGAGTTTTGGCGTTGAAACTGAGATTGAAAAGGCCTGTTTGTTTGACAAACTGGCAGGCAAACGCCTCCGTGCCGAAGTTGTCAAAGGCTCGGCTACTCCAATTGGCCTATTCCAAACCCTGTACAAATACTCAGATGAGAATTGTGTGATTGTGTTTGACGACTGTGATAGCATTTTGCTAGACGACGTGGCTCTTAACCTGCTGAAAGGTGCTCTTGACTCCGGCAAGAAACGTACCATTTCATGGTTGAGTGAGAGCAGTGCCTTGCGCCGTGAAGGTATCCCAGATCGTTTTGAGTTCAAAGGTTCAGTTATCTTTATCACCAACTTGAAGTTCGACCAAATGAAATCGCAAAAATTGCGTGACCACTTGGATGCATTGCAAAGTCGTTGTCACTATCTTGACTTGACCTTGGACTCACAGCGTGACAAATTGTTGCGTATCAAGCAGATTGCCAAAGATGGTGTCTTGTTCCAGGACTATGAGTTCGACGAGGCAGTGCAAGACGACATCATTGACTTCATGCTCACCAACAAGGATCGCTTGCGTGAACTGAGTCTGCGTATGGCGCTGAAGATTGCAGACCTGCGCAAGATGTCAGTACTAAACTGGAAACGCCTGGCAGAAACCACTTGCATGAAGAGTGCCTGATATGGCCTGGTGGGGTGTCATACTGTTAATCTTGGTAGGACATCCTTTTATTGCTTTTTGGTTAGCATTTTTTATTTTAGTACTTGGAGCGTGATATGGCAGGCAAAGCAAAATCAGTTTACTTAACTGTCACACCCAAGGGCCAGATCCAAAGTGTTTTTCGCAAGACATTCTTTGATGCCAAAGGCTACAACGATTATGTGCGAAGCGAAGAGTTCCGAGCCAAGTGGCCCGCAGATCAATACGATATCATAAAGGAAACCTACTGATGTACGAAATTTATGAAGGTGATTTTTTGTTGTTCACAACCACGGATATTGAGGAAGTAGAGTACTATCGAATCGAAGGATACACGGTACGAAAAGTTTAACCCTCCAAGGTTTCCCGGGCATTGGTTGGCTCCGGCCCGGGTTTTTACAACAGGCACCCTTTAAAAGGTGTCTGTTTTTTTGACGTAAATATACCATGCAAATAGTTTTTTCGGACGGCAAAACAGTTGATTTATTATTGGCAGATACTCCGTTGTCTGCAGTCTACAAAAAAATCTACAAGCATCTTCAACATGTGACTATTCCGTTTAGAGAGTGGGACAATCCTTATTTCTCCAATGGCTTGGATCATGAGACCAGAGTTGACAAATTATGTTTCTACGGAAAAAAACTATCTTTAAAAATTGATAAACAACTGTGTTTACAACAGGATCAACAGTACCTCAATCACATACACAAAGTTTATGAAGACAACTACAACGGTGATGTGGACTGGTTGCATTTTAACGAATATATACACCTGTGTGAGAAAAAAGTTCAAAAGAAAAAATTAGAAATTTTTCAAATTGATTATGCAGACAAAGCCGGCATGCTGGAAACCCCAGTGGATCCCGAATGGTTCAAAAACAACACCACAAAAATCAAAGCCGGAGATGTATTCGTCAGTTGGTCTGAGTTGGGAAAAACACCATACGATTACTGGAAACACAATGAACCAAATGACATTTCCAGCATGTGCAATTCAATCAAACCTTGGCTAAAACTCAAACCCAAGATTCTTGTGGCACTTGAGGACATGGACAAGATTGAAGGCATCAAAGTTGAACAGTTTAATTCATGGTGGAAAAACTACCAGCAAGAATGGTGCCAGCATTGGAATATTGCCAAGTGGGACATTGACGATATTTTTTCAGTCACACTATTTGGACGAGTGCCAGATGTGGAAACAATAAAAACACAATTGAAAAACCACATCAATCCTGACCGGGTGCTGATATGAACTGGCCAGTAATAGTATTAAACGGACCAGATCTAAATCAAACATTGAGTGGAATACAGTTCAACAAATTTGGCCAACCCACTGAACAACAGATTTTTATTTGCAATAACTGGACGTCTGGGTTTGAATGGGCACAAGCCAACCAGCACCAGCATGCATTGTTTGTCAAAAGCGGCACAATAATTACAGATTGGTGTGCCTGGAAAAGTCTACTTGACAATTATCCTCACAAAGGATTAATAGCCCACTTGATCTGGCATCCGGCACAAGATCTATACCTTGACGATCAATGTTGGTTTATGAACATATCAAATTTTGATACAGCAGACTTTGCCAATGCTGAGATAACCTATCCAGAGCCTGTGCGCAGTGATCAGAATCTGCATGATGATTATACCCCATTATGGGTGGCGCCGGGACACAACAAGGTGTGCTCACATCTGGCCACCAAGTTTGGGCAGGGATTGATTGCTCGACAGTTTCAAAATAACCGAGCAGTTGTTAACTGGAACAATCGTGCTCGAGATTTGAAGTTTTTTTTATACAATAAAAAATTAAATTTAGAAATATTCAATGAATACAAAAACATAGCCGAAAATCAACTGTGGATTTTCAACAATGAACTGGTTCAGGTGGTCAAGAAACCAAGTTTACTAGCGCCAGGTTCTGGACTGTACTGGATATTAAACATCACGGATCCAGCAACGCAACACATACAAATAGTCGATATCAGCCGGGTCCAGATCAAATTCTGTCAAGAATTGTGGAATGTCTGGGATGGAGTTGACTACGGAAACTTTGTATGGAACTTTATTGTTCAGCATAAACTGATTCATTATGAACTAGACAATCCAAACTTGACACCATTGGAGCGTCTGAAACTTCGAAGCAAAAAAAACTTTGTGGAGTATGTAGATCAAAAGTTTCACAACACAGTGAGTGAAAACTTTGCCAATAACTGGATGCAGTGCAAACAAAACAAAACAGTTGATTTTTGCAATGACAATCTGATCACTTGGGTACTAAACAACAGTATAGATAAGTACAATCACATCTGGTGCTCCAACATACTAAACTACAAGTGGACCTTGTTGCATACCACAGTGGAACAGTATCAACGCTTTCGAGACAAAATAAAATGAAACAAAAGATAAGTCAATTGATGTTTAAAAAATACATCAACACTGAATATCAATTGCCCAAATACAATCCCACAGCAGACTTTGATTGGATCAAACACCAGTCA